ACACATTCGGACGGTCACACATCAATTAGTAAGACGCCAAAAGTAACAGGCAAAGGACAACAATACTTTGTTAATAAGTTTTTAGGAGAAAAATAAAAATCTTAATAGGAGGAATTATCAATGAACACACTATACAAAACAACCCTCCTCATCACAATGGCAGTTGTGACGTGGAAGGTTGTAAAGATTGAGAAAAACACAAGATTTAAACTTAGAAATTTTGATTATCCAAAAATTAATAATGCTCAGAGCAAATCATTGTTGGATATTGCTAGTCACGATCTAAAAGATATTTAACTGTATTCAAAATTTTCATATCTTGTTGAGCTTTTAAGCTTTCGTATAAAGCTATTGAATAAATAATTTCGTAAGATACGTTTTCAGGAGCATCTTCTTTCAACTTATTTATTCTATCTCTAAAAAAGTCACTGTCACCACCGAATTCTTTTTCGGCTTGATTACTAAGTTCACCAAAGAAATTTTGAAAATCATTAAATTCCATACTTATCACCTCCTTTCACTAGGAGATAACTAAATTATACACAACACAAAAATAAAAAGGAGGAATAGATATGATAAAAAATAGTTTGCAAGCTAAAGAACTTGCAGTAATTTTATCTGTTTCTAAATCCAAAGCAGGACAAATAATAAGAGAACTGAATAAAGAGCTTGAAGACGAAGGTTACATTGCGATTCGAGGCAGAATACCAGTCCAATTAGCTAGAGAAAAATTCCCTTATCACGGCTTGTCAGACGAGAGAATAATGGAGGCGTTGAAAAAAGAAAATGAGTAACATTTATAAAAGCTATCTATTAGCAGTATTATGCTTCACAGTCTTAGCGATTGTACTCATGCCGTTTCTATACTTCACTACAGCGTGGTCAATTGCGGGATTCGCAAGTATCGCAACATTCATATTTTATAAAGAATACTTTTATGAAGAATAAAAAAACTGCTACTTGCGCCAACAAGTAACAGTATCAAACAAAACACTTAAGAAAAAATTCATGTTCAATATAAAACGAAAAACGGAGGAAGTCAAGATGTATTACGAAATAGGCGAAATCATACGCAAAAATATTCATGTTAACGGATTCGATTTTAAGCTATTCATTTTAAAAGGTCATATGGGCATATCAATACAAGTTAAAGATATGAACAACGTACCAATTAAACATGCTTATGTCGTAGATGAGAATGACTTAGATATGGCATCAGACTTATTCAACCAAGCAATAGATGAATGGATTGAAGAGAACACAGACGAACAGGACAGACTAATTAACTTAGTCATGAGATGGTAGGAGGTCGCTATGAATCAGACTGTAACTTATATCATCCGTCATAGGGATATGCCAATTTATATAACTAACAAACCAACTGATAACAATTCAGATGTTAGTTACTCCACAAATAGAAATAGAGCTAGGGAGTTTAACGGTATGGAAGAAGCGAGTATCAATATGGATTATCACAAAGCAATCAAGAAAACAGTGACAGAAACTATTGAGTACGAGGAGGTAGAACATGACTGAACAAACATTATTTGAACAGTTGAACAGTAAAAACGTGAATGATCATACAGAACAAAAAAATGGATTAACTTATCTAGCATGGTCATATGCACACCAAGAGCTGAAAAAGATTGACCCAAACTACACAGTAAAAGTACACGAGTTTCCACATCCAGATATTAACACAGAAAATTATTTTGTACCTTATTTGGCTACACCAGAAGGCTATTTTGTACAGGTATCTGTGACTGTGAAAGATAGTACAGAGACTGAGTGGCTTCCAGTATTGGACTTTAGAAATAAATCGCTTGCTAAAGGTAGTGCAACAACTTTCGATATTAACAAAGCGCAAAAACGATGTTTTGTAAAAGCTTCGGCTTTACACGGTTTAGGCTTATATATCTACAACGGCGAGGAACTACCAAGTGCAAGTGACAACGATATTACAGAATTAGAAGAGCGTATCAATCAGTTCGTGAACTTATCTCAAGAAAAAGGGCGAGATGCAACTATCGATAAAACGATGAGATGGCTAAAAATATCTAACATTAATAAATTAAGTCAAAAACAAATCGCAGAAGCACACCAAAAATTAGATGCGGGATTAAAACAATTGGATAGTGAGGAGAAACAATAATGTTAAACAGAACAGTATTAGTAGGACGCTTAACAAAAGATCCAGAATATAGAACAACGCCAAATGGTGTGAGTGTTACCACTTTCACTATCGCAGTTAACAGAACATTTACTAACGCTCAAGGAGAACGTGAGGCAGACTTTATTAACTGTGTAACTTTTAGAAAACAAGCAGAAAATGTAAATAATTATTTATCCAAAGGGTCATTGGCTGGCGTTGATGGACGTTTACAATCACGCAGTTATGAAAACAAAGACGGGCAACGTGTGTTTGTTACAGAAGTAGCAGCGGACAGTGTTCAATTCTTAGAACCGAAGAATAGCAACCAACAACCAAACAACAATTATCATCAACAAAGACAAACTCAAACTGGTAATAATCCTTTTGATAATACCACTGCGATTACTGATGATGACTTACCGTTCTGATTGGAATGATTAGATGCCAATAATTACTAGTTATATCACTCAAGATGACGGTACAACAACAGTTGTCATCTCGGGTGTTGAATTAGGCAATAAAGAAACATTACTACTTGATAACGGATTTGATGTGGAAGTCGATGTAAGCGTCATAGATCCGTTTCAAATTACCGGCAAGCAACGACGAAAAATATTCGCGCTTGTCAAAGACATAGAAGAATATACAGGTCAACCAATGGACTATATGCGACATATGTTCATCGAGTATGTAAGGACTTACTACGGCTATGATGAACGTATTTCACTAAGTAATTGTACGAGAACACAAGCAAGTCAAATCATTGAAGCAACGCTTGACTGGACGTTCTACAATGACATACCACTTAGCTACAAAACAAGCGACTTGCTGAAACAAGATAAATCGTTCTTATACTGGTCAACTGTCAACCGCAACTGTGTAATATGCGGAAAGCCTCACGCAGACCTGGCACATTATGAAGCAGTCGGCAGAGGCATGAACAGAAACAAAATGAACCACTATGACAAACATGTATTAGCGTTATGTCGCGAACATCACAACGAGCAACATGCGATTGGCGTTAAGTCGTTTGATGATAAATATCACTTGCATGACTCATGGCTAAAAGTTGATGAGAGGCTCAACAAAATGCTGAAAGGAGGAGAATAATGGTTAAATCGATATTTTTACAAGATGGAGAAGAAATTTTTGTTGATGATGAAGATTATGAGAGGGTTAATCAATATATTTGGACAAAATCTTATGTAGATAACGTTAGAAGAATTCACACAAATCCACTCAACGTTAGCTTAAGTGGATTTGTATTAGAAAATGGTTTTCAAAAAATAAAAAATAATGATTTTACCAAAAACAACATCACTTCAATTGGTTATCAACAACGATGGGCAAGGCCTACAAGAAATACTTCGAGTATCTATAAAGGTGTTTATTTAAATCGAAAAACAAAAAAATGGTCTGCTGTAATAAAAATTGATAGCAAATCTAAATATTTAGGTAGTTTTGTTGATGAATGGGAGGCAGCTAAAGCATACAACAGCGCAGTAGATAAATATTGGGACGGACAAGGTTATAAGAATCATAAAAATCAAAATGACTCTATATTTGAATATGAATACAAAACTTACAAAGACCAAAAACGTCGTAGAAGAGGAAAAAGTAAGTTCAAAGGAGTCTATTTAACTCAAAGTGGTTATGTAGCGCAAATAACTTATAAAAGAAAGACATATCATATTGGATGGTCAAAAAATATTTATGAGACTGCTCTCATGTTTAATAAAATTAATTTTTATTTACATGGTTCAGACGTAATCCTTAATGACGTACCTATGACAGATGAACTTAAAGAATTCATAAATAACTGGGAAGTACCGGACAAAATAAAAGCACTGAAAGAAGGTGCTGAGAATGACTGAACAACCAAGTTACTACTCAATAATAACGGCAAATGTCAGATATGATAATCGACTTACTGATAGTGAAAAATTACTTTTTGCAGAAATAACGTCTTTAAGTAATAAGTATGGATACTGCACAGCAAGTAATGGTTACTTTGCAACTTTATACAACGTCGTTAAAGAAACTATATCTCGTAGAATTTCGAACCTTATCAAATTTGGTTATCTAAAAATCGAAATTATCAAAGAAGGTAATGAAGTTAAACAAAGGAAGATGTACCCCTTGACGCAATCGTCAATGCCTATTGACGCAAAAATCAATACCCCTATTGATAATTCTGTCAATACCCCTATTGACGCAAATGTCAAAGAGAATAATACAAGTATTAATAATACAAGTAATAACAATATAAATAGAATAGATATATTGTCGGGCAACCCGACAGCATCTTCTATACCCTATAAAGAAATTATCGATTACTTAAACAAAAAAGCGGGCAAGCATTTTAAACACAATACAGCTAAAACAAAAGATTTTATTAAAGCAAGATGGAATCAAGATTTTAGGTTGGAGGATTTTAAAAAGGTGATTGATATCAAAACAGCTGAGTGGCTAAACACGGATAGCGATAAATACCTTAGACCAGAAACACTTTTTGGTAATAAATTTGAGGGATACCTCAATCAAAAAGCAGAACCAACTGGCATAGATCAATTGGAACGTATGAAGTACGACGAAAGTTATTGGGATTAGGGGGGATATTATGAAACCACTATTCAGTGAAAAGATAAACGAAAGTTTGAAAAAATATCAACCTACTCATGTCGAAAAAGGATTGAAATGTGAGAGATGTGGAAGTGAATACGACTTATATAAGTTCGCTCCTACTAAAAAACACCCGGATGGTTACGAGTATAAAGACGGTTGCAAATGTGAAATCTATGAGGAATATAAGCGAAACAAGCAACGGAAGATAAACAACATATTCAATCAATCAAACGTTAATCCGTCTTTAAGAGATGCAACAGTAAACAACTACAAGCCACAAAATGAAAAACAAGTACACGCTAAACAATCAGCAATAGAGTATGTACAGGGTTTCTCTACAAAAGAACCAAAATCATTAATATTTCAAGGTTCATATGGAACTGGTAAAAGCCACCTAGCATACGCTATCGCAAAAGCAGTTAAAGCTAAAGGGCATACAGTTGCTTTTATGCATATACCAATGTTGATGGATCGTATCAAAGCGACATACAACAAAAATGCAGTAGAGACTACAGACGAACTAGTCAAATTACTTAGTGAGATTGATTTACTTGTACTAGATGATATGGGTGTAGAAAACACAGAACACACTATAAATAAACTTTTCAGCATTGTTGATAACAGAGTAGGTAAAAACAACATCTTTACAACTAACTTTAGTGATAAAGAACTAAATCAAAATATGAACTGGCAACGTATAAATTCGAGAATGAAAAAAAGAGCAAGAAAAGTAAGAGTAATCGGAGACGATTTCAGGGAGCGAGATGCGTGGTAATCACAAAACAAAATATAAAAGAAATATTACATTGTAGAGATGTATATGCTCAAAAGATGATTGATTTTGCAAACGGAGACCAAGAGAAACTTAAAAAACTTATTGATGATAAGTTGAAAGAAAAAGAAGAAAGACCCGCAATCGTCGAATATTAAGGAGTGTTAAAAATGCCGAAAGAAAAATATTACTTATACCGAGAAGATGGCACGGAAGATATTAAGGTCATCAAGTATAAAGACAACGTAAATGAAGTTTATTCGCTCACAGGAGCCCATTTCAGCGACGAAAAGAAAATTATGACTGATAGTGACCTGAAACGCTTCAAAGGCGCTCACGGGCTTTTATATGAGCAAGAACTAGGATTACAAGCAACGATATTTGATATTTAGAGGTGGCACAATGAGTAAATACAACGCTAAGAAAGTTGAGTACAAAGGAATTGTATTTGATAGCAAAGTAGAGTGTGAATATTACCAATATTTAGAAAGTAATATGAGTGACACTAATTATGATCATATAGAAATACAACCGAAATTTGAATTACAACCTAAATTCGGGAAACAAAGACCGATTACGTATATAGCCGATTTCTCTTTGTGGAAGGAAGGGAAACTGGTTGAAGTTATAGACGTTAAAGGTAAGGCGACTGAAGTTGCCAACATCAAAGCGAAGATATTCAGATATCAGTATAGAGATGTGAATTTAACGTGGATATGTAAAGCGCCTAAATACACAGGTCAAGAATGGATGGTATATGAGGACTTAGTGAAAGTCAGACGTAAAAGAAAAAGAGAAATGAAGTGATCTAATGCAACAACAAGCATATATAAACGCAACGATTGATATAAGAATACCTACAGAAGTTGAATATCAGCATTACGATGATGTGGATAAAGAAAAAGATACGCTGGCAAAGCGCTTAGATGACAATCCGGACGAATTACTAAAGTATGACAACATAACAATAAGACATGCATATATAGAGGTGGAATAAATGAAGTTGAACGAAGTATTCGCAACTAATTTAAGGGTAATCATGGCTAGAGATAACGTAAGTGTCCAAGATTTGCACAATGAAACTGGCGTATCAAGATCAACTATTAGTGGATATAAAAACGGAAAAGCTGAGATGGTTAACTTAAATGTATTAGATAAATTGGCAGATGCTCTAGGTGTTAATGTAAGTGAACTATTTACTAGAAATCACAACACGCACAAATTAGAGGATTGGATTAAAAAAGTAAATGTATAGAGGTGGAATAAATGAGTATCGTAAAGATTAACGGTAAACCATATAAATTTACCGAACATGAAAATGAATTGATAAAAAAGAACGGTTTAACTCCAGGAATGGTTGCAAAAAGAGTACGAGGTGGCTGGGCGTTGTTAGAAGCCTTACATGCACCTTATGGTATGCGCTTAGCTGAATATAAAGAAATTGTGTTATCCAAAATCATGGAGCGAGAGAGCAAAGAGCGTGAAATGTCTAGGCAACGACGTAAAGAGGCTGAACTACGTAAGAAGAAGCCACATTTGTTTAATGTACCACAGAAACATTCACGTGATCCGTACTGGTTTGATAATACTTATAACCAAATGTTTAAGAAATGGCAGGAAGCATAAATGCCTAAAACCGATAGCGCATGTAAAGAATACTTAAACCAATTTTTCGGATCTAAGAGATATCTGTATCAGGATAACGAACGAGTGGCACATATCCATGTAGTGAACGGCACTTATTACTTTCATGGGCATATCGTGCCAGGTTGGCAAGGCGTGAAAAAGACATTTGATACAGCGGAAGAGCTTGAAACATATATAAAGCAACATGGTTTGGAATACGAGGAACAGAAGCAACTAACTTTATTTTAGAGGAGGTTATGAAAGTGAACTATGAAACAGGATTCCAAATAGGCGTAATGGAAGCTAGGTTGAAG